GCAATAACTGGAGAACCAATGACTCACATTGGATTAAATCCTAAAAATAAAAAAAAGTACTCAAGAAATTGGAATAATATTAGTATAGATAAATTAGATCCTGACAAACCATATACTTTAGAAAATATAATATTTGTAACTTGGAAGATTAACAAAGCTAAAAATGATTTACCTATAAAATATTTAAAAAGAATATTAGAATTATATAACCAAAGATTTAATAGTTTAAATTAATTTTATGGATTTAAGTAAGATAGATCTGAATAAACTCCCCGTGGACTCACGTAAGGAGTTTATGAAGTATGCAATTAAATTAAGTGAAAAGAAAAAAGAAGAGAAAGTTCATAAAGACTTTTTAACTTTTGTAAAATCAGTCTGGCCAGATTTTGTTGAAGGCTCACATCATAAAAAAATTGCTGATCAATTTAATCGTCTTGCAGAAGGAAAGATTAATAGATTAATTATTAACATGCCTCCTCGACATACGAAGTCAGAGTTTGCATCATTCTTACTTCCTGCTTGGATGATTGGTAAGAATCCTAAATTAAAAATTATTCAAACAACCCATACAACTGAACTTGCGGTACGTTTTGGTAGAAAAGCAAAACATTTAATTGATAGCCAAGAATATAAAACATTTTTTAAAACTACATTGCGCGAAGATTCCCAAGCCGCGGGCCGTTGGGAAACAGAACAAGGTGGTGAATACTTTGCAGCGGGTGTTGGCGGGGCGATCACGGGCCGCGGAGCGGATTTACTTATTATCGATGACCCACACTCGGAACAAGACGCTATGAATCCAGAATCATTGGAGCGTGCTTATGAGTGGTATACTTCAGGTCCACGTCAGCGATTACAACCAGGTGGAAAAATAGTTGTGGTTATGACGCGTTGGTCGTTGAAAGATCTTACCGGAGCGTTGATCGGGGCTCAAAAAGAATTAAAGTCAGATCAATGGGAGGTTGTAGAATTTCCAGCTATCCTTCCAAACAATACTCCTGTATGGCCAGAGTATTGGAAGTTATCAGAATTAGAATCTGTAAAAGCATCATTATCTATTCAGAAATGGAATGCTCAATGGATGCAGAATCCTACATCAGAAGAAGGATCAATCATTAAGCGTGAATGGTGGCGTAAGTGGGATAGAGATTATATTCCATCTTTGTATCATGTGATTCAAAGTTATGACACGGCATTTCTTAAAAAGGAATCTGCTGACTTTTCAGCTATTACTACTTGGGGTGTATTTTATCCAAGCGAGGATAGCGGACCGAATTTAATACTATTAGATGCAGTAAAGGAAAGATTAGAGTTTCCAGAGTTAAGACGTAAAGCATTAGAACAGTATTACTATTGGAAACCCGATTCGGTGATCGTGGAATCAAAAGCATCAGGATTACCGCTAACTTATGAATTACGTAAAATGGGTATTCCAGTCATTAACTTTACACCAAGCAAAGGAAATGATAAGCACTCTAGAGTAAATGCTGTAGCACCGTTATTTGAATCAGGTCAAATATGGGCTCCAGAACATAAGTTTGCAGAAGAGGTTATTGAGGAATGCGCGGCATTTCCTTTCGGGGATCACGATGACCTTGTTGACTCAATGACACAGGCTTTAATGAGATTTAGACAGGGTGGCTTTATTGAACACCCAGAGGATTATGCAGATGAAAAAATTATTCATGAGGAAAAGGAATACTACTAAATGAAACAGATCCTATTTAGACTATTTGAAAATTTAAAAGAGTTAGGTATTAAACCTAATATTGGTAGTAGAACAAATGTAACTCCAATACCAGGATCAGAAATAGATAGATTAATTAATAGACAAGTTACTCCAAAAGATTTTGATTATTCAAAACCAGAAGTTGTAGATAGTATGAAAAGCATAGTTCAAAATGCTTCTGACTATGTAGGTCAATTTACAGAAAGACAATTAAAAACATTTAATGATAATATTGAAAGAATTATAGGCGCTATTAAACCAAAAGAAACAACTGCTGAAGTTGTAGATCTTGCAACTAAAGAAAAGATTACAGGTCCAGGACTTGAAAGTTTAATGAGAGAAAAAGGAGTTGCACCTATTAGTAGAAAAACTATTGAAGCTGAAACTTTAATTAAACAATTTTTAGATGATGACTTAATTTCATTAAATGCAAAACAAATAGATCAACTATCTAGAGGTAGAGCAGAAGACGTATTTGAAAATATATTTGGAAGTAAAGCTAAAGAATTAATTACAGGTAAGAATACTAATGAAAGTTTAAATGAAGTTTATAATAAATTAAAAACTACTAAAGATGCAAGAGGAAGATTACCCGATGATCCAAACTTTGATCCATCGGATATAAACTTTAAAGATGGTGGATCGGTATCTGAAGACGTTAAAAAATTACTTAAAGAAGAATTTATAGAATTAATTAATGCGGATCCTGAATCATTTCCAGATACTAATGCTGGGTTTAGAAGATTTTTAAAACGTAAAGGATCACCAGTATTCAATTATAAAAAAGGTGGTAAGGTTAAAGAGAAAGCAGAAGAACCATTAAGCAAATATAAATCTTATTCTGAAAATGAATTATTATCTAGCTTAGATGCTAAGATGCCTAATCTTGAAATAATAGAAGATGAATTTATTACTATGCCTATTTTTGAACCAACAGACATAGTACCACCAAGAGCTGTTCCAAACATGCCAAGTTTAGAAGGTATATTAAATGCTGTTTACAAAGAACCAATTGGAATTAAAAATGGTGGGTACATTAGTAAAGGTGGCAAAGTTAATACAAATTTGACAAAAACAATACCACCTGTTAAAGGTCCTAACTCTCAAGGTGTTGAAACATTATTTAAAAAAAGATAGAATATAATCATGGCAGATATAGATAAATCATTACCGAACGTTACCCCAACTCCATCAGATCCTGAATTCAAAGAACAAGAAATTGGTTTAGAACAAACACAGGAAATTACACCTATTGAAAATGTTGAAATGAATCAAATGGAAGATGGTGGTGTAGAAATTTCTTTTGATCCAACTCAAGAACTACAATCAGATAATCATTCTTCAAATTTAGCAGAAGTAATTGATGAACAAGAATTAGGACAAATAGGTGCAGATTTAGTTGATAACTATCTTGAATATCGTTCTTCAAGACAAGATTGGGAAACAACCTATACAAATGGTTTAGATCTTTTAGGATTTAAATATGAAAGACGAACAGAACCATTTAGAGGTGCATCAGGTGTAACACATCCAGTACTTGCAGAATCTGTAACTCAATTTCAATCACAAGCTTATAAAGAATTATTACCAGCAGATGGACCGGTACGAACTCAAATCATTGGAGCAATAACTCCTGAAAGATTAGATCAAGCATCTCGCGTTAAAGATTTCATGAACTATGAGATTATGGATGTGATGAAAGAATACGAACCTGAATTTGATCAGATGTTATTCTATTTACCATTATCAGGATCTACATTTAAAAAAGTTTATTATGATGAATTATTAGGAAGAGCTGTATCTAAATTTATTCCAGCTGAAGATTTAATAGTTCCTTATTCTGCAACTTCATTAGAAGATGCTGAAGCAGTTATCCATACAATTAAAATTTCAGCAAATGATTTAAGAAAACAACAAGTAAGTGGTTTCTATAGAGATGTTGAACTTGGTGAGCCAGCAATACAAACAGATGAATTAAAAGAAAAGAAACAAAAATTAGAAGGTATTAGAGTTGAAAGACAAGATGATATTTATACATTATTAGAATGTCATGTTTATTTAGATCTGCCAGGATTTGAAGATAAAGATCCGCAGACTGGTGAGCCCACAGGAATTAAACTTCCATATGTTGTAACTATTGAAGAATCTTCTAGAGAAGTTTTATCTATAAGACGTAACTATTCTGAAACAGATCCTAAGAAAAATAAAATTAATTACTTTGTACACTTTAAATTTTTACCAGGTTTAGGATTCTATGGCTTTGGATTAATTCACATGATTGGTGGATTGTCACGTACTGCAACATCAGCTTTAAGACAGTTATTAGATGCAGGAACATTAGCTAACTTACCAGCTGGATTTAAAATGCGTGGCATTAGAGTTAGAGATGATGCACAACCATTACAACCAGGAGAATGGAGAGATGTAGATGCTCCAGGAGGAAATATTAAAGATAACTTTATGGCATTGCCATTTAAAGGACCAGATCAAACACTATTGCAATTAATGGGACTTGTAGTTCAAGCAGGTCAACGATTCGCGTCCATCGCTGATTCACAAGTGGGCGAAGGAAACCAACAAGCGGCTGTAGGTACGACGTTAGCATTATTGGAACGTGGTTCAAGAGTTATGTCTGCAATACACAAAAGAATTTATGCTTCATTAAAACAAGAATTTAAATTATTAGCAAATGTATTTAAAACATATTTACCACCAGTATATCCTTACGATGTAGTAGGTGGAAATAAACAAATCAAAGTTGCGGACTTTGATGATAGAGTTGATATTGTTCCAGTTGCAGATCCAAATATATTCTCTCAAACACAAAGAATTAGTTTAGCGCAAACTCAATTACAACTTGCTCAATCTAATCCACAGATTCATAATTTATATCAAGCTTACAAAGATATGTATCAAGCGATTGGTGTAGATAATATTGATTTGATATTACCTCCTCCAGCTAGACCAACTCCAATGGATCCAAGTTTAGAACATATTAGTGCAATGGGAGCTCAACCATTCCAAGCTTTCCCAGGACAAGATCATAGAGCTCACATTGAAGCTCATTTAAATTTCATGCAATTAAATATGGTTAGAAATAATCCAGTTATAGTTGCTGCAATTCAAAAAAATATACTTGAACACATCTCAATTATGGCTCAAGAACAAGTTCAATTAGAGTTTTCAAAAGAATTACAACAATTACCTATGTTACAACAACAGGCAGCTCAAAACCCTGCTCTTGCACAACAGTTACAAATGGTAATGCAGAAGATTGAATCTAGAAAAGCTGTATTAGTAGCTGAAATGACAGCTGATTTCATGAAAGAGGAGAACCAAATTACATCTCAATTTGATTCTGACCCATTATTGAAGCTAAAATCACGTGAAGTTGACCTAAGAGCCATGGAAAATGAGCAAAAACGCAAGGAAGCTGAAGATAGATTGAATTTAGACAAGATGAGAGCTTTAATGAATCAACAAAATAATGAAAATAAGCTTGAACAAAACGAAAATTTAGCTAAACTGCGAGCTGGTGTAAGTCTTGCAAAGCAAGGAGCACAACAAGTTAAAATTAAGGGTATATAATTATGAAAAAAATGTCACAAAGCCAAAAAAAAGTTGGTAAAGTTATGAGAGAATTTAAAAAAGGAGAATTACATTCTGGTAAATCTGGAAAGATTGTAAAAAATCCTAAACAAGCAATTGCAATCGCTTTATCTGAAGCAGGTCAATCTAGAAAACCTATGGCTAAAGGTGGTTCAGTAAATGGTACATCAAGATCAGAGTATGGTAATCTAGTAGATCATTCACAATTTTTAAATAGTGATGGTTATGCACAATCAGTTGATATTAAAATAACTAATCCTCAAGAAACTCAATTAGAACAAGTTGGTGGTCAAAGAAGAATGCTACCAGAAAAGAAAAGAAAAGCGAAGTGGTACTAAACCATGATGCAAATGTTAGGAGCTGTAGCACCTCTAGCAAAAATTCTTTTTAACACAATTGAAAAATCAGTTCCTGATAAAGATTTACAAGCAAAATTAAAAGCAGATCTACAAACTCAATTATTACAATCTAATACACAAGAATTAACTGCAGCAGCAAAGATTATTGAAGCAGAAGCTAAAGCTGGATGGTTTGCATCTAGCTGGAGACCATTATTGATGTATGTATTAATATTTATATTAATATGGAATTATGTATTAGGACCTGTTATCTTATTTTTTTTTAAAGCTTCTATAACTATAACTCTTCCAGGTGATGTTTGGACATTATTACAAATAGGTCTTGGAGGTTATGTTGTAGGCAGAAGCGCAGAATCGGTGGCGCGCACTATGGCGAATAGACCGGCAAACAAAGAACAAGAAAACGGATAAGGATATAACATGAGAAACGATTACAAAATAAGACCAAGAGCACAAATGTTAAAAGGTGGTGGAATTGCTACAAGAGGAACTGGACAAGCTCTTAAAAAAGGTGGAATGGCAGATATGATAACTGCTAAAATGTCAAAGAAGAAAAAAGGTAAAATGATGAAAGGTAAAAGATAATGGCTGGAATTGGAAAACAATTAAGAGGAAGTGGTATTGCAAGAGTAGGTCTTGCTAAAGGCGGAAAAGCATTTCCTGATTTAAACGAAGATGGCAAAGTAACTTTTAAAGATGTTTTAATTGGAAGAGGTGCAGTTAAAAAAGCTAAAGGTGGTTATGTAGATATGTCAGAAGAACATGAAGGCATGGAATCTAAAGCTGAAGAAGCTAAAGAATATGCTATGGAAGAAAAAGGTTATGAAGAAACTAAATCTGGAAAAATGGTAAAGAAAAAAACCAAAAAGAAGAAAAAGTAAATGGCTAAACTTTGTCCAAGAGGAAAAGCTGCTGCAAAAAGAAAATTTAAAGTTTGGCCATCTGCTTATGCTTCGCTTTATGCAAGTGGAGTATGTTCTGGCAAAATAACACCAGGTGGTAAAAATAAATCTCAAAAAAGAAAAGCAGTATCTAATTATGAACAAGGTGGTATTGCAAAAGGATGTGGAGATGTGATGGAAAACAGAAGAAAAATTACAAAGAAATATTAATATGAGTTTACGCAAATGGGTTCAAGAAAAATGGGTGGATATTGGATCTAAACGTAAAGATGGATCTTATGCTCCTTGTGGAAGATCAAAAGGAGAAAAAAGAAAAGGTTATCCAAAATGCGTACCATTAGCTAAAGCTAGATCAATGTCAGAAGGAGAAAGACGTTCCGCTGTTCAAAGAAAAAGAGCTGCTGGTAATACAGGACCTAAACCTACAAATGTTTCAACATTTTCAAAACGTAAAAAAATGCAAAGAGGTGGAAATGTAACTGGTGAAAAATATTATAAACAAGAAAAGGAAAGACAAGATAATTTTAAAAAATCTGAAAAAGAATTAGATAAAAAATATAAAGAGATTCAAGAAAAGGAAAGAGAATTTGATTATCTAAATATGATACGTCCAGAAGATTCTACCAAAGAATACAACCCAGTAGAATTTTTAAAAGATGGTGGTATTATAAAAGGAAAACCAAGATTAGCAAAAAGAGGTTGGAAATAATATGGGTGATATTGCATTAAGAGGAAAAGGCAGAGTTATGATGGCATCTGGTGGTAGAACTCCAGCATGGCAACGCAAAGAAGGTAAATCAGAATCTGGTGGATTAAATAGAAAAGGTATTGCATCTTATAGAGCTGCAAATCCTGGATCTAAATTATCTATGGCAGTTACAACTAAACCATCAAAATTAAAACCAGGTTCAAAATCTGCTAATAGAAGAAAATCATTCTGTGCTAGAATGAAAGGTTTAAAAAAAAGATTAACTTCAGCTAAAACAGCAAGAGATCCAAATTCAAGAGTTAATAAATCCTTAAGAAAATGGAATTGTTAGAAATTAAAAATTTTAAAAAATGCACTAGATGCAAGACTATTAAAGAAAGAACAAAACAATTTTTTCCTTTACATAATAAAAAATTAGATGGTTTAGACAGTTGGTGTCGCAAATGTAGGTCAACTTACAGAAGTGATATAAATAGAGGAATGTTTAGAGATAGTATATCAGATGATAATTTAAAAAAATTAAAACTAGAAAAATCTAGTTGTGAGATTTGTGGAGATAAAGAAAATTTAGTTATTGATCATAATCACAAAACAAATATAGTTAGAGGAAGATTATGTAATCATTGTAATAGAGGATTAGGTCATTTTTTAGATAATACATCTTTATTAAAATCAGCTATAGATTACTTGATAAAAACAGATAAATTTGATAAAGAATATTGGAAAGATTATTTTATAAATAACAAAAGGTAAAAGTGATGGATGGTGTAGAAGTAATAACAAAATTACAAAGACTGGCTAAAAACCAATTAGAAAATCTTACCTTAAGTATTACTTCAGGTAATGTTGACAATATGGAAAAATACCAGTATATGATAGGACAAATTCGTGTATACGAATATTTATTACAGGAACTCTCTAACCTGCTAAGCAAAAAGGAGCATAAGGACAATGGCGGAAATATTATTAAACTCGACTGATGCACAGTCAAACGAAATACCAAAGACTGTTCTAGGTCTTGAAGAAAAATATCAAGAAGAAAATAAAAAAATTGAAGATAAAACTATAAGAGCAGAAAACATTTCTGAATCTTTAGTTGATAGTTTACCAGAACCATCTGGATGGAGAATTTTAGTATTACCATTTACACCTAAAGATAAAACTAAAGGTGGAATTATTATTGCACAAGAATCATTGGATAAATTAAGAATAGCTACTAACTGTGGTTATGTTTTAAAAATTGGACCATTAGCGTATCACGATAAGGAAAGATACCCAACAGGTCCATGGTGTAAAAAAGGAGATTGGGTTATCTTTGCTCGTTATGCGGGTTCAAGATTACCAATAGAAGGTGGAGAAGTGCGACTACTTAACGATGACGAAGTACTTGGGACTATTAAAAATCCTGAAGATGTTCTTCATCACATTTAAACATAGGAGGCACTATGCCAGAAGACAAAAAACAAGAACCAATGATTGATGTTGGCGAAAATGAAGGAGCTGAAATCAATTTGGACGAAAACAACGAGCAGACGAAAGCCGTTGCAGAAGAGAAAATAGAAGTACAACAAGAGGAAGAGAAGCCTGTTGTTGAATCTAAAAAAGAAGAGAAACCTGTTGAACAAAAAACAGAAGTAAAAAAAGAACAGGAAAGTGAGTTAGAAAAATATAGCGAAAGCGTTAAAAAACGTATTGCAAAACTAACTTTTGAAAAAAGAGAAGCGGAAAGACAAAAAGAAGAAGCTATCCGTTTTGCTCAAGCAGTTAAACAAGAAGCTGAAAACAAGTATTCAAAACTTGATAAAACTTATGTTTCTGAATTTGAAAAAAGAGTTAAAACAAATTTAGAGGCTGTAAGAACAGCATTAAAAAATGCTATTGAATCAGGTAATGTGGATGCACAAATTGTTGCTCAAGAACAACTTGCAAGTCTAAACATAGATGCTGCAAGATTAGGAGCTTTAAAAGCAAGAGAACAGAATGCTGTTAAATCAGATGTTAAGAGAGATATTAATATAACTCCTCAACAAGCTGAAACACCTAGTGTTGATCCTAAAGCCGAAGATTGGGCTTCTAGAAATTCATGGTTTGGAAGTGATTCCGCTATGACTTACACTGCTTTTGACTTACATAAAAAGCTTGTAAATGAAGAAGGATTCGATCCTAAAAGCGATGATTATTATGCAGAAATAGACAAGAGAATAAGACTTGAATTTCCGCATAAATTTGCTAAGGTAGAAGATAATTCTACAGAAAGAGCAAAACCTGCTCAAACTGTAGCATCGGCGAAACGTCCAAGCCAAACAGGACGCAAAAAAACAGTGAAACTCACACCATCACAAGTAGCAATTGCTAAAAGATTAGGTGTGCCACTCGAAGAATATGCGAAACAAGTAATCGCGAAGGAGGTATAAGCATATGGAAAAAAATAAAACAATGAAGACTTCACGCGCGGTCGAGACTAGGTCTAAAACAAATAGACCACAAGTTTGGACTCCACCATCATCTCTAGACGCACCAACTGCGCCGGACGGATTTAGACATAGATGGATAAGAGCTGAAAGCTTAGGCTTTGATGATACAAAGAATATAGCTGGCAGATTAAGATCAGGTTATGAATTAGTGAGAGCTGACGAATACCCAGATCACAATTATCCTTCAATTAAAGACGGCAAATACGCAGGGGTTATCGGAGTTGGCGGCCTAGTGCTGGCTAGGATACCAGAGGAGATCGCAAAATCTCGTGAAGAGTACTACGCAAAGAGAACTCAAGAACGAGAAGACGCTATTGCAAACGATCCTCTTAAGGAACAGCATCCAAGTATGCCGATCAGCAGTGATAGGCAAACTCGTGTAACTTTTGGTGGTACAAAGAAGGACTAATTATTTAGTAATTCCTATCCAACAAGGTAAATAAAAACTTAAACAAGGATAAAAATATGGCAAACTCAACAACTGCTTTCGGTCTTAGACCGCTAGGCAAAGTTAGTGGGAATCCAGCAAACGGCGGAAATGACGCTTACAGAATAGCAGACAATGCTTCAACTTCTGTATATCAAGGCGATCTAGTAGGCTTAACTGCTGGTAATATTGTTCCAGTTACTTCATCTGCTACTTCTACAATTTTAGGAGTATTTAATGGATGTTTAATTGAACAAGACCCATCTACTAAAAAACCAAAATGGTCAAATTTCTATACACAAACTAATATCACACAAGGTATTATTTCTGCGTATGTATATGATGACCCAAATCAAGTTTACTTGGTTAAATCAACTGGGACAGCTGCTGGTAATACTGCGCTAGGAACAGGCAACACAGGTTACGGAATAGTATACGCTGCAGGAAATACGAATAATGGTATTTCTGGCGTTTACCTTGACCTTGGAGCTTCTACTACTGCACAGTTAAAAATCATGTCAGTATCTCCGTTCATTGGTAACGAAGAAAACGTAACAAATGAAGATTTCGTTGTTAAAATCAAACAATCTTCATCAATTCTATAAGGAGAATATAAACTATGGCTATATCACGATCACAACTAGTTAAAGAACTAGAACCAGGTTTAAACGCTCTGTTTGGACTTGAATATAAAAGATATGAGAACCAGCACGAAGAAATCTTTGATAAAGAAACTTCTGATCGAGCATTCGAAGAAGAAGTAATGTTATCAGGTTTTGGTAATGCTGCGGTAAAAGCTGAAGGTACTGGCGTGTCTTACGACCAAGCGCAAGAAACTTTCACTGCTAGATACACTCACAACACTATAGCTCTTGCATTCGCAATCACTGAAGAAGCGATTGAGGACAATTTGTATGACAGACTAGCGTCTAGATATACAAAAGCATTAGCAAGATCTATGGCGAACACTAAACAAGTAACTGCTGCAAACGTTCTAAACAACGGTTTCACAGCTGCTTATGTTGGTGGTGATGGATCTACTTTGTTCTCAACAACGCATGCTACTATTGCTGGTTCATTCAGCAATACATTAGCTACGCAAGCTGACTTAAACGAAACTTCATTAGAACAAGCATTGATTGATATCGCTGCTTTAACTGATGAAAGAGGTTTAAAAATTGCTGCTCAAGGAGTAAAATTAATTATTCCTTCTGCTAACCAATTTACAGCTGCTAGATTAATGGAATCTGCAGGCAGAGTTGGAACAGCTGATAACGATATCAACGCAATTAGAAACAGAGGAATGATTCCACAAGGTTATGTGGTTAACAATTTCTTAACTGATCCTGATGCGTTCTATATCAAGACAGATGTACCTAATGGTATGAAGTATTTTGAAAGATCTCCGATTAGAACTTCTATGGAGGGAGATTTCGAAACAGGTAACGTTAGATACAAAGCTAGAGAAAGATACAGCTTCGGTTGGTCAGACCCAAGAGGTATTTTCGGTTCTCAAGGAGCTTAAGACCTTTATTTTACAAGGCGGGCTTGACTCGCCTTGTAAATCATTATAAAAACATCTGTGAGAAGATGAAAATTTACATAATAAAATTATTCTTTAACGGAGTTAAAATCCAATTTACATTGGAATCCGAACCCATAAATACTACAGAATCTTTACATCAGAAAGTACTTGACTTTCTGGGAAAAATCAGTAAAGAGCAATTAGAGAAATTAATTAGTCATAAACAGATTAGTAATTTCTCTTATATAACCTATGAGGAGGTTGAGCGTGACATCATTGTCCCAATCACTTCTGGCCAAGAAAATAGACTTGGAGTCACAGTGGAACAAGTCTTATCTTGAACAGGG